GTGAAGGGCAGTCCACTTGTCCATACAATCCTTGGTAGGAAATACCTTGGCCACTTCTTGTCATATTTACACAAAAATCGCAACCGACTTGGTATACAAGTCGGTATTAACCCGTTTTCTAAGGATTGGGGGGAATTACTCTCCTCGGTCGTTAAACACGGCGATAACGTCTTCGACGGCGATTTTGGTAAATATGATAAGAAAATGTTATCGATGTTCCAGCAAATGGTTAATGACTGTATAATTAAGGCTTGCGCTGGGGCTACCCCGGAGCAAACTAAAATGATACGGTTTCTGCTGCAATCTATCTGCAACACTCCTACCATCTCTGTGACTGACGTTTTCATTACCACGCATTCTCTTCCTTCAGGATCTTTCTGCACAGCTGAATACAATAGTATCGTGCAAAAGGCTTACATGTTTTATGTTTTCTCTTCTATATATTATAAGCGTTTCTCATGCTACCCGACCATTATGGAATATATTAACAATGTTTCACACCATGCTTATGGTGATGATGGTTTAACCGGTGTTTCACCATCGGCTAAACTATACTTTAATGGTCCGGCAGTATCCGATGAGTTTGCTTTACTTGGTCTTGAATACACCCCTGGGGATAAGGCCGACTGGAATTACAACACTCGGTCAATTTATGAATGCACTTTTCTAAAGCGCGCTTTTAAATTTCACCGAGGGTTGTCAATGATTGTCGCCCCTCTCCAGGCTAAGACTATGAAGTCAACCCTTAACTATGTTAAGGATGACTATCGCAACTCCGAACTTACTAATATAAAGCTACAAAACTTTCAACGTGAATGTTTTTTGCACGAAACCGACTACGACTATCTCTTAGGCCATATAATGGACTACACTCATAATGTTTCTTTCGATTTTCAACCGCTATCTCGTGATTATTTGGTTCAACTTTATTTAGACGAGAAATTTATTGAATACTACTCACTTTCTAAGGCGATCTAGGGGTCTCCTCAAGCACATCATTAAATTGGTGCGTCCCCTCCTAAATCTCAAACTAAATGGCTTCTATTAATACTACACTTTCAAATTCAAATAACACGGACGTTTCCAATTCTCATGGAATTGTCCTTTCTACCAGACCTATCACAAACTCTGCACAAAAGATATCCGGGGACTCTCATATGGAGTCGAAGTTCGATTCTATACAGGAATCCCCGTGGGATCTCAACGGTATGCTGGAGCGCTTTGCTTTTAAGAACACCTACAAGTGGCTCTCATCAGACAATCCACATTCAGTAATCGCTAAGATCGCTATACCTTTTGGACTACTCACTAATACCTTACTGTCTAATCCTTTCTCAAATTTTCAACAATGGAGGGGTGACGTCGAGCTGCGTATTCAAGTCTTTGGAACACCTTTTCACCAGGGCAAGTTACTTGGGGTATTCATACCACTCTCAAGTCAACAATGCGAGGATCGAATTATCTCAAATTTCGCTTCTTGCATGGCTAACCCCTGTGTTCATCTCTTTCCAAACGCTAATACAAGCTCGGTTCTCACCATTCCGTTCAACTCACCGCAATTATATTTAGATCTCACTGATTCAAATCCTTTTGAACTTAACACCTTGGGTACCTTTTACATAATTGTTATGAATCCTTTGCAATACGCTGCAGGGTCTTCGGATACTGTGACCGTTTCGCTTTTCTCACGATTTCTTAACAATCAATTTAAGGTGCCCCGTTTGTCGACTGCTTCACCGTTTACGCGTGCTATCATTGCCTTGCCTGAGTCCGATGATGTTCCATCTCCTCGTCCGCTTTTACCAACGGATGAGGAGCTCGAGCAAATTCGATCTGAACTTGATTACTTAAGGTTGAATCGGCAGCATGCACGGCCAAAGACGCCACCACCGTATAGGATTACTTCCTGTACCCTACCGTCCGCACCGATTCCAATACCTATTGGAAAATTGCTACCTACTCTTCCTCCTTTTATCAAGGCTGACCCTCAGGCTGGTTCTGAAAATCACACCACAACGGCTAAGACCAACGCTATCCAGAAACTTACGGCACCGGTCACTAATTTGCTTTCTGCTGGTTTGTCTAGTTTGGGTAAAGCTGTTTCTAGTGTTTTGCCGGTTAAAACAATCGGTGACACACTAACAAACTTCCTACCCTTTTTGGACAAGCCAACTGATCCGAATCAGACCGCTTCTGTACTGGCCCTCACCAACAGGGCTAATTTCGCTACTGGCGTTGAGCATATCGATAAACTAGTTGTTAATCCATCACAACTATTTGATTCCACGAATCTCACTTTTGGCACGACTCATGATGAAACACTCATGAGCTATCTCACTTCTAAGTTTACTTATCTCGGATCCTTTACCGTTGACACCAAGGATGAGCCCGGTAAAAATATTGCTAGTTTTCCTATCAATCCTATACCGTCACTCGTCGGACTTGTCGATAGTAATAGGGTCCCCCTTATTTCTTATATGTCTTTTCCTTTTGCGTACTGGAGGGGTGGTCTTACCTATCGGCTTGAGGTTGTCGCGACATCTCTCCAAACTTGTAAGCTTTTTATTGCTTATAATTTTGGTCTGTATGAAACGGCACCCGTCTTGCCTTTGGCTATTGCTACTTCCCAGTATGGAGAGGCTTTCGAGATCAATCAGGGTACTAATCAAATTGAAGTTACTGTACCGTTTGTTTCCAACACTCCTTACAAGTTTGTCCCGAACTCAAATACGTACACTAGCGACAATTCGACTGGCTACATAAACGTCATAATCCTGAACCCATTGGTTGCCCCTTCCAATACGCCAACAACTATAACTGTTAATGTGTATATGGCTGGTGCTACGGATTATGAATTGTCGACGTTGACGCTTGCTAACTGCGTCATTCCCGCCATACCACAGTCCGATGACATTACTACCAATGTCATGCCACCAATGTCTAGTGAATCTACGGATATTGACCTCGCCGAAGATAAACTCGTTGCTCCTCCATCCACGATCGTGCCAAGGCATCCGCTCTCCGTTATTTCTGAGAGGTCCTTATGTAATTACCTGTCTAAATATCAGGACATTGGCCTTGTAGCTCCTAGCTATGAGATTAATGGTCTTCCTGTTTATTCATTCAAGGTTAATGAAATATTCACCTCGACGTTTATTAACGCGTCCAGCATTCCACCTCCAACACCATCATCGGTTAAGTCAACAACTGGTTTGTTTGCACACTTCACTTCTTTGTTTCGTCAGTTTCGAGGTGGCTTACGCTTCAAAATTTTGGACTTCTACGGCAATAATGAACGACCGTTTCCTACTACCGAAACTCTTCAAGTTTATTACTGCCCACCTCTACCTCCAAATTTTGCGTCTAGCTACGAAGACACTCTCAACGCTCAGTTTCCGAATTTTGTAACCACATCTTTTTCCGACGGCTCTCCATCCGCCCGCACGTTTCTCCGTCTACCTATGCATATCTATGGCGGGGCTACTTGTAGATCCGCAGAATTTGAAATACCATTTACTAGTAGGTTTGTTTCTACTATTATTGGCAACCCTGCCGAAACTACATACACTGATCTAGGTGAAATTTTCATCTACACCACTAGTATAGTTTCTGGCACTCCTGCCTTTAGATTCTTGGTTTCGTTCGCAGACGAAACCAGAGTTGGTAACTTATTCTGTGTACCCACAATTACCCCCAGCTTCGCTATTCGTAACGTTGCCGGTACTAACACTGCAATCACTTTATCACCTGACGATTACGTAGTCACTCCACCGATTACTAATACCTTAATTGTCTTATAAAGCTTTTCCTTTTTCTTCCCATTTTTTCATTTATATCATTCTACCGCTTTCCGTTCAATGAATTAATGGGGTAATATTTATTTATTATTCTTTATTTTTTATTAGCACTTCTAGTGCGGGTACAAAAT